AAGTCAGGGTCCTCAAGGAGACCAAGGTGTAAAGGGTGATGCCGGAACGGCAGGTGCCAAGGGTGATACAGGACTAACAGGTGCTAAGGGAGACCAAGGTATTCAGGGCATCCAAGGTATTCAGGGTGATATCGGTGATACCGGAGCAAAGGGTGACACCGGAGCGAAGGGTACCACAGGAGCCGCAGGAGCCAAAGGTGACCAAGGAATACAAGGTATTCAGGGTGTTACCGGAAACGGTATAGCTAAGACTAATGAAGAAGAAGGTGTAATTACTTTTGATTATACAGATGGTACTCAGTTTGTAACAGAAAATTTAACAGGACCTCAGGGTTCTCAAGGTGCAAAAGGTAATGCAGGAGCAGCCGGAGCCAAAGGAGATACAGGAGCAGCCGGTGCGAAAGGAGATACAGGGTTAACAGGAGCAAAAGGGGACCAAGGAATACAAGGTATCCAAGGAATACAAGGTGACATTGGTAAGACAGGTGCCGCAGGAACAAATGGTTCGGATGGAGCAAAAGGAGATACCGGATTAACAGGAGCCAAAGGTGACCAAGGTATTCAAGGAATACAGGGTGTCCAAGGCGACATAGGAGATACCGGTGCGAAAGGTGCTGCAGGTACAAATGGTACGAATGGAGCCAAAGGAGACACAGGTGCCGCAGGTGCCAAGGGTGACCAAGGGATACAAGGAATTCAAGGGATACAAGGAGATATTGGTAAAACAGGAGATACCGGAGCAAGAGGTGCCGCAGGTACAAACGGAGCCGCAGGAGCGAAAGGTGATACCGGAGCCGCAGGTGCTGCAGGTGCTAAAGGTGACACCGGAGCACAAGGAGGAACAGGTGCTAAGGGAGACCAAGGAATACAGGGTATTCAGGGTATTCAGGGAGATATTGGTAAAACAGGTTCGGCAGGTGCTGCCGGTGCTAAGGGTGACCAAGGTATTCAGGGGATTCAAGGACCACAAGGAGATATCGGACTAACAGGTTCGGCAGGTGCAAAAGGAGCAACAGGTTCGGCAGGTGCTAAGGGCGATACAGGAGCAGCAGGTGCTGCAGGTGCTAAGGGAGATACCGGTGCTGCAGGAGCAAGAGGTGCTGCCGGAACTAACGGAACTAACGGTGCCAAAGGCGATACCGGAGCAGCAGGAGCAGCAGGAGCAAGAGGAGCAACAGGTTCGACAGGTTCTCAAGGACCACAAGGAGACATCGGATTACCGGGAAAACAAGGAGACCAAGGAGCAACAGGAGCAGCCGGAACAAATGGAACAAATGGGTCCAACGGTGCTAAGGGTGATACAGGGTCACAAGGTATTCAAGGTATTCAAGGAGATAGAGGAGCAACAGGGTCAACCGGTTCTCAGGGAGCGACAGGAGCAAAGGGTAATACCGGAGCACAAGGACCTGAAGGTCCAAACTTCCCTGTTCTGATTAATGGAGGAGAGCAAACCACAATATCATCAATAGAGGTTGATGAGAAAAGTGGATGTGCTACATTCAAGTGTAATAATGGTTCAGAATTCAGATTAAGTTTATGCAGATAGAATAAGTGAAAAATTACTATCTTTGTAACTAACAATAATTAAATACAAAATCAAATGGGTAAAAAATTAACAGAAAAAGAATTGACTCAAGTACAGTCAATGCTTAATGCTTTTAATCAATTAAAAATGCAGTTAGGTGATATCGAATTAACTAAAGGCACTATTATAGATAAAGTAAACGTATTAAAAGTAGACTATAGTAAAGTAGAGAAAGCCTTATCTAAAAAATACGGAAAAGATTCTCAGATAGATGTAGCTACAGGGGAAATTACAGTAAAACAAAAAGAAGCGAATCTCGAAAAAGTAAAATAATGGCAAGAATAAGTACATACGCAATAGATGGAACTCCAACAGTAAACGATAAAGTAATCGGAACTGATGTAGATAATCTTGACGTTACAATGAACTATACCATTGGCGATATCATTGCGTTGGTTCCGGGAGGAACCTCAAGTGTACAGTCATTAAATTCTCTTACAGGAGATTTAACTTTAGTTGGTGCAGGAGGAAACACTGTTACAGTATCAGGAACTACAATTACAATAACAGGCACATCAGGCAGTGGAGGAATTACAAGTATTAATACTACCGCTACAGGACCTAATGTTAACTTAGAAGGTAAAGGTGGTCTTATTGTAACCGAAGTTGGTAATAATATTTTCTTAGACACTTCAAATGTAGGAGGTTTAGTAACCTCACTAACAACCAACGGAACTTCAGGTGCATCTACATTAACAGATGGTGTTTTAAATATACCTGATTATGCTACAGGTGGTGGAGGTGGAACTCCCGGTACACCTATAAACGGAATACAAGTAAATGTAGGGGGTTCTTTTGGTGCTTACGATTATCTAATTTCTAATCCAATATCTAACACTTTAGATTTAGGTAATGGAGGCATAGGTAAAGCAGGAAGCATAGCAGGTATAGTTAATCTATTCAACGGTTTAGGAGAACAAAATCAGTTTGGCTCTATTCGTTGGTATGAATTTAATACAAGTACTAACTATGTTGGAATTGTACCTCCGACTATAATAGACAAAGTAAGCTATGATATAGCTTTACCGGGCACCGAACCTGCGAAGGGTCAAGTTATGTCTGTCAAGCAGAATCAAGTAGCCACTCCTTGGGAATTAGAGTGGACTTCACCAAGTGGAGGTGGAGGTGGAGGTACTGTTACTGATGTTTCAGTTTTAGTAAACGGTGGTGTTACAGATGCTATAGATTTAAGAGTATTTAATTCTACTACTACCCCAAGAATAGAATTAGATTTTAATGGAGTTGCAGGTCAGTATATAAATGGTTTAGGAGTATTAACAACTTCTGATTTTATGACCACCCTAACAACAAACGGCACAAGTGGTGCAGCATCTTATGATGCTCCTACCAACACTTTAAACATTCCTACCATTACCGGTGGTGTAGCGTTACCTTATACAAGCTATGAGGCAATGTGGTCTAAAACTCTTGGAGTAGTTACTGTTAGTGTATTAAACAACACTACCTCACGAACATTTAATTGGACAGACAACCTAAATGGAACAATTACTGTTAGTGCAAGTGCAACGATGCCCACAGGTATTTTAGTGTTGCTTAATGGTTATGGAGTAAATAAAGATACTCCTGTTCAATCTTTTTATGGGGGATATGTAAGGAACTTGGATATAACAATCGACACACTAAATAATCAGTTTATTCAGACTAATGCAGATATAGCCTCAGGTAACTTTGAATTAAGACTATACGGATAATGGACATAAGAAAAATATCGGTAGGACCCGACTACAAGTCAGGAGCAATGCACTACATAGTAGGGCAGCCTGTCCTAAATAATAACTTTACTATTCATTTAATAAAGTTTTTAGAGGACAAAGATTCTATACTAATATACATAAAGGATGAAGAGAGCATTGTTCTATGGAAAGAATTTACTTCAACAATGCCTATATCTATTGAGTACAATATAAATTTTTTATAATGTCTGAAAGTGAAAGAAAAGAACTCATAGAAAAAGTTGAGGTCTTAAAGCTTGAGAAGGCTAAAATTGACGATTGGATGGAGTCTATGTCTATTGCAGATGAGATTCACAATATTGAAATGAAATTAAATGGAGTCAAACCAACTGATTCGCATATAGATTGTATCGGTTGTGGCTCATAAATTAAATTATGAAATCACCTTTTTCTTTTATCGTAAGACCTGTAAAAGGTAAGCGGTACAACAACACAAAAAAAATATCAGGCTTAGATATTATTATAAGCACATCTCAAGAAGATTTTAAATTCTCAAACAGAGAAGCAGAAGTCATTGAACTCCCCCTCGGATATAAAGGTCCAATACAGGAGGGAGATATCTTATTGGTACATCATAATGTTTTTAAGTACTATAATGATATGAGAGGCGAACAAAGAAGCGGTAAAAGTTTTTTTAAAGACGATTTGTTTTTTGTGGAAGAAGACCAATACTATATGTACAAAAGGGATGGGAAGTGGAATGCATACGGAAGGTTTTGTTTTTTAAAACCATCTCCTGTAGAAGAGTCTTATATTTTTAAACCTCTTAGTGAGGAGCCATTAATGGGTGTTATGCAATATCCAAATGAATATTTAAAATCTCAAGGTATAAAGAAAGGTGATAAAGTTTCATTCCAACCTAATACCGAATATGAGTTTTCTGTAGACAACGAAAAGATGTATAGAATTTATGACCATCAAATAGTAATGTCATTATGAATATAGGGATATATGAAGATGTTATAGATGACGTTGATTGTTATGTAGACTCTATAATAGATGAAGGGTTTGAAGACATAAGAGTTGGGGATGATTTATTTAAAAGTGTAAAAATAAGAGGTGTAGATAAATTGGTAATGTTTTTATTAAATAACTACCCTAATTACATACCCGATTTAAACTTTGTAAGAAGGTCTCCTTTAAATCAAGATGAACCAAATTGGATTCATACTGATGAGATGATGGGAGATTTAACTGCAATACTATATTTAAACGAAGAACACCCTGATAATGATGGTACAACTATTTACTATAAAGGGAAAGAAAGTTGTGTATTAAAAGCAAGGTATAACAGACTTGTTGTTTTTGATTCCGATTTATATCATTCAAGAAATATATATGAAAATTTTGGGTACGCAGAAAAAGCAAGGTTAATACAGGTTTGTTTTTTAAAGAAAAAAATAGATGAATGACTTTTATAAAATGTTAGAAGAAGTCGATGTAGACTTAGAAACTTTAAACGAATATATAGAGTCAGAAGAGTTTATTAAAGCAGCAGGAAAGGTTGAAGATGACTTCAATACTAATTACTATATGTATCATTCAGATATAGAAGGTTTCGGTATTTTTTCATCTAATATTTTAGAGAAGGGTGATGTAATAGGTTATGGAAGTAAAGATAAAGTAAGAACATATGCCGGTAGATATACAAATCATTCTTTAAATCACAACGCAAAATTTTATTATTTTAAAGACAACGATGATATTATTTTAATTGCAGAAAAAAGAATAGATAAGGGAGAAGAAATTGTAGTTAATTATAGACACCACACATATAACAAGGATTATGTCTAATAAAGAATGGCTTTGGATGGATGACTTAAATGAAGAAGGCTATCCCTTAAAAAAAATAAAACGCATTAAAAATGAAATCAAAAGAAATAAAGCTAAAAATAATAGCCGCAGGACACGAGGCGGTGATTCAATTGATAAAGGTGGCGAAGGAGCAGATTATTAAGCACGACCCTGAAGATGATATATCTGCAGATAGATTGAAAAATGCAGCAGCAACTAAGAAGTTAGCTATATTTGATGCATTTGAAATATTAAATAGAATAGAAGCGGAAAGAGAAGCAATCGACTCCTTAGAGAATGGAGCGAGTAAAACTGATACAAAACAAGGATTTGCAGAAAGAAGGTCTACATAGCTTATATAACCTACTTGATGGTGTTATACCAAAAAATGTTTTAAAGTCTAAGAACAAGGCTAAAACGTGGTTGTATGGCTATGACCCGAAGTATGATGTTGTTGTAATATCTAAGACAGGTCAAGTTGGAGATGTTATAAGCATCAGTGGATTAAAAATAGCACTTCCTATACAACCATCTAAGTGTCTTCAAAGACACAAAAATCCTAATGAGCAATATTGGGAAAGAGAAGAGTTACCAAAATCTTTATCTAAAATACAATCTATATTCCAATGGAATGAAATGTCCTCTGATTTTAAAGACAGATGGGTTGATTATATTGAAAGCGAGTTTGACAAAAGAGAACAAGGTTTGTGGTATATGTCCAATGGCATACCAACATATATGACCGGTGCTCATTATATGTATTTACAATGGACAAGTATTGATGTAGGGTATCCTGATTTTAGAGAAGCAAATAGATTATTGTTTATTTATTGGGAAGCCTGTAAGGCAGACAAAAGAAGTTTCGGTATGGTCTATCTTAAGATAAGACGTTCAGGTTTTTCTTTTATGAGTTCTTCTGAATGCGTTAACACAGGAACGTTAGCAAAAGATGCAAGGGTAGGTATATTATCCAAGACAGGTTCTGATGCTAAAAAAATGTTTACAGACAAGGTTGTTCCTATTAATAGTAGACTTCCTTTTTTCTTTAAGCCTATTATGGACGGAATGGATAAACCTAAAACCGAATTAGCTTTTAGAATTCCTGCAGCAAAGATTACTAAAAAAAATATGTATGACATTGATACAAACGAGTTATACGGATTAGACACAACAGTCGATTGGAAAAATACTGATGACAACTCTTACGATGGTGAAAAGTTACTTTTATTAGTTCACGATGAAAGTGGGAAGTGGATTAAACCAAACAATATACTTAATAATTGGAGAGTCACAAAAACTTGTTTAAGGTTAGGTAGTAAAGTTATAGGTAAGTGTATGATGGGTTCTACATCTAATGCACTTGAAAAAGGTGGTGATAATTTTAAAAAGCTTTATAGCGATTCCGATGTAACAAAAAGAAATGCAAATGGTCAAACTAAAAGTGGACTATATTCACTTTTCATCCCAATGGAATGGAATATGGAAGGCTTTATAGATAGATACGGTATGCCTGTTTTTGATACACCTGAATTACCCAAACCGGGTATTGATGGAGAACCTATTGTTCAAGGAGCAATTGATTATTGGAAAAATGAAGTAGACTCATTAAAAAATGACCCTGATGCTTTAAACGAATACTATCGTCAATTCCCAAGAACTGAGTCTCACGCATTTAGAGATGAAAGCAAACAATCATTATTTAATCTAACAAAAATATATCAGCAGATTGATTATAATGATTCTTTAATTACTGACCATCACGTTACTCGTGGGTCCTTAAGTTGGAAGAATGGTGTGCAAGATACGGAGGTTATATTCAGTCCAAATAATAGAGGCAGATTTTTAGTATCTTGGACCCCAAATAAGAACCTACAAAACAAAGTAATTAATAAGCGAGGAATAAAGTATCCGGGCAACGAGCACATTGGTGCATTTGGTTGCGATAGCTACGATATATCAGGTGTCGTTGGTGGTGGTGGTTCAAACGGAGCACTACACGGAAAGACTATGTTTAGTATGGAAGAAGCACCAAGTGACGAGTTTTTTTTAGAATATATAGCAAGACCACAAACTGCAGAGTTGTTTTTTGAAGACGTTCTTATGGCTTGTGTTCTTTATGGTATGCCTATTTTAATTGAGAACAATAAACCTCGTTTATTATATCATTTTAAAAATAGAGGGTATAGAGGGTTTTGTATGAATAGACCCGATAAGGCTTTTACAAAATTATCAAAAACAGAAAGAGAATTGGGTGGAATACCTAACTCAAGTGAATCAGTAAAACAGGCACACGCATCAGCAATTGAGTCGTATATTGAAAGCAGTATAGGATTGAAGAATGAATCCGATATGGGTGATATGATTTTTACAAGAACATTAGAGGATTGGGCGAAATTCGATATTAGTAATAGAACCAAGTATGATGCTTCTATAAGTTCAGGTTTAGCTATAATGGCTACCCAAAGACATCTCTATTTACCGGAGAAAAAAGTATCAAAAATAAAGATTAACTTTGCAAGGTATAGTAACAAGGGCAAATATAGCGAAATTATTAGATGAAAAAAGTAAACATAAATATATCATCTGCCGGATTTCCAAGTCAATTTGTTTCAGATTCAGAAAAAGCTACTGATGAGTTTGGATTACAGATAGGACAAGCCATTCAGTATGAGTGGTTTAAAAAGGACGGCACAGGTAGTAGATACTTTAGTCAGTGGAGAGACTTCAATAGACTTAAGTTATACGCAAGAGGTGAGCAAGGTGTAGGGAAATACAAAAACGAATTAGCTATAGATGGTGACTTATCTTATCTAAATTTAGATTGGACACCTGTTCCTGTATTACCTAAGTTTGTAGACATTGTAGTTAACGGAATGCAGACGAGAGAGTTTACTCCTAAGGTTTACGCTCAGGATGCTTTGTCTCAATCTAAAAGAAGCAAGTACCAACAAATGGTAGAAGGGCAAATGGTTGCAAAACCTTTGCTTGAAACTGTACAAAAGAAAACAGGAGTTAATCCTTTTACTATGGACCCTGCAGAACTGCCCGGTTCTGATGAGGAATTGAAACTATATATGCAACTTAACTATAAACCTGCTATTGAGATAGCAGAAGAAGAGGCTATAAGTACAATTTTTGAAAGTAATAAATATGACGATATTAGAAAACAATTAGATTATGATTTAACTGTTTTAGGAATATCAGTAGCAAAGCACGAATTCCTTCCGGGGGATGGTGTTAAATTAAAATATGTAGACCCTGCTAATGTGGTTTATAGTTATACGGAAGACCCTCATTTTAAAGATTGTTTTTATTGGGGAGAAGTCAAAACTGTTCCTATTGTAGAGTTAATGAAAATTGACCCTTCACTTACTAATGAAAATTTAGAAGAGATATCTCAATATGCACAAAGTTGGTTTGACTACTTTAATGTTTCTCAGTATTATCAAAACGATATTTTTTATAAAGACACTGCAACTCTAATGTACTTTAACTATAAAACTACAAAGAAGGTAGTTTATAAAAGAAAGGTAAAAGACAATGGGAATGTAAGTATGATTGAGAAAGATGACTCTTTCGACCCACCTGCAGAAATGCAGGAGGAACAAAACTTCACAAAGGAATCAAAAACCATTGATGTATGGTATGAAGGAGTTATGGTTATGGGAACTAATATTATCCTACAGTGGAAACTTATGGAGAATATGGTTAGACCACAATCAGCGACTCAACACGCAATACCTAATTATGTAGCGGTTGCACCGAGAATGTATAAAGGTGTTATAGAATCTTTAGTAAGAAGGATGATACCTTTTGCTGATTTGATTCAGATAACTCACTTAAAGCTTCAGCAAGTTATTTCAAGAGTTGTACCGGACGGTGTCTTTATAGATGCGGATGGACTTAGTGAAGTTGATTTAGGAACAGGTAATGCTTATAATCCTGAAGATGCTTTAAGGTTGTATTTCCAAACAGGTTCTGTTATCGGTAGAAGTTACACTCAAGAAGGAGATTATAATCAAGGTAAGGTTCCTATAAAAGAATTACAGTCATCATCAGGTGCATCAAAAACTCAAATGCTATTAAGTAATTATAATCATTACTTAAATCAAATTAGACTTGTAACAGGTTTAAATGAAGCAAGAGACGGAAGTATGCCTGACCCTAATTCTTTAGTTGGTTTGCAAAAGTTAGCAGCTTTAAATTCTAATGTTGCTACAAGACACATATTAGACGGTAGTTTATATATTTATAAAAGTCTTGCGGAGGCTACGACTTATCGTATAGCAGATATATTGCAATATTCAGATTTCAAAGAAGAGTTTATTAATCAGATTGGAAAATATAACGTCTCTATTCTTAATGATATAGCCGACTTGTACATTTACGATTTTGGTATCTTCATTGAATTGGCTCCGGATGAAGAACAAAGACAACAGTTGGAAGGCAATATTAATATGGCTTTATCTAAAGGCGATATAAATTTAGAGGATGCTATTGATATTCGTGAACTAAAAAACTTAAAACTTGCTAATCAATTATTAAAATTAAAAAGAACTGCGAAGCAGGAAAGAGAAGAGAAAATGGCTATGCAGCAACAAGCAATGGCGGCTCAACAACAATTGAAGGCTCAAGAAATGTCTATGCAAATGGCGGCTCAAAAACTTCAAGCAGAAACTCAAGCTAAGATGCAGTTTAGACAAGCTGATATTGCGTTTGAAATTGAGAAGCTAAAAGCAGAAGCTGATTTAAAATCTCGTTTAATGCAGCAAGAATTTGATTTGAATATGCAGCTAAGAGAAGCCGATGGTCAACTACTACAAAACAGAGAGACCTCAAGGGAAGATGCAAAAGCAAGTAGAATATCTCAAGCAAATAGCGAACAGTCAAAAATGATTAACCAACGTAAAAACAATTTACCACCAATTAATTTTGAGTCCAACGAGGATAGTTTAGATGGCTTTGACTTAGCGGAGTTTAACCCGAGGTAGTCGTCTAAAACTCTAATAATTTTTGTTTAACTTTGTACAAATTAAATTTAATATAAAATGGAAATAAAAGTAAGAGAAGTTGAGGGGACCGAAGAAAAGTCTACTCAGCAAGTAGAACAAGAGTTGCTTTTGAAACACGAAGAGAAATTAAATGTTTCATCAAACAACGAAACGAGTGTAACAGATACACCTGTTGAAGAGACGAGAGTAGAAACAGAAGAAAAAGATATACCTCAATCCTCAGAGTTAAGCGAGGAAGACGTTCTTAAATTTATTGGTGATAGATATGGTAGAGAGATTACATCTCTTGACGATTTACAAAAACAGAGAGTGGATGAACCTCTTCCTGAAGATGTATCTACATATCTAAAATATAAAAAAGATACAGGTCGTGGATTCGATGACTTTGCAAAGTTGCAAAAGAATTACGATGAAATGGAACCTGATAAATTGCTAAGAGAGTATTTAACTGCTACTGAAAAAGGTTTAGACTCAGATGACATAACTGACTTAATGGAAGATTATGCTTATGATGAAGACATTGATGATGACAAGCAGATTAGAAAAGTAAAATTAGCAAAGAAAAAGACTATTGCAAAAGCTAAAGAGTTTTTTGAGCAAGAACAGGAAAAATATAAGGTACCTCTCGAGTCGAGAAGGGAGCCTAATCCTGAGAATGTTGATGAAGACTATCAAGCCTATAAACAATATATAGCCGAAGCGAAGACAGTTAACGAACAGAACTCCCGAAAGAGAGAGATGTTCACTTCGAAGACTGACGATGTGTTTAGTGAGTTCAAAGGTTTTGAGTTTACGCTTGACGACAACAAAGTTTATTTTTCACCCGGTGATGCCGCAGAAATCAAGAAGAGTCAATCAGACCCTACTAACTTTATAAAAAAGTTTTTAGATAATGATGGTCTTATGACTGATGCAAGTGGGTACCACAGGTCATTAGCAATGGCGATGCATCCTGAGAAGTTTGCCAAGTTCTTTTATGAGCAAGGCAAATCTGCTAACGCAGAGGATTCTATGAGAAAGTTAAAAAATATAAATATGACGACTCGTAGTGCTCCTGAAGTTAGTAGCAAAGGAGGGATGCAGGTAAAGTCCGTAACCCCCGACCACGGTAGAGGGTTAAAGATTAGGAGTAATAAATAAATTATTAAAAACAAAAAACAAAAATTATGGCAGTAGATGCAATCCCCGGATTTGACTTACAACCAAGTGCTCAAAGAGTACCGTTAAAGTCAAACTATATTACAAACTTTGATTTCTTGAATCAGTATCTTCCGGATACTTACGAAAAGGAATTTGAAAGATACGGTAACAGAACTATTTCTTCATTCTTAAGAATGGTAGGAGCAGAGATGCCGTCAAACTCTGACCTTATTAAATGGGCAGAACAAGGTAGACTTCACACAAAATATACTGACTGTACAACTGCAGCCCTTATTAATGACTTGGAGCCTACTTTCGCAGTAAATGATGCAGGTAACCCTGCGTTTGGTGCAGGTAATTCTATCGCAATCAGAATTGGACAGACCGTAATGGTAACTGACAATGCAGGTGGTGGTTCAATTAAGTGTATCGTAACTGCAGTAGATTACGCAGCTAAAACTTTTAAAGTAGCTACATACGGTGCAGGTGGTCTTCCAATTGCAGGTGCAGGTGCTAAGTTCACTGTGTTTATTTACGGTTCTGAATTTAAGAAAGGAACTAATGGAATGAAAGAATCTTTAGAAGCTGATGATTTCATCTTCGAGAATTCTCCAATTATCATTAAAGATAAGTATGCAGTATCAGGTTCTGATATGGCTCAAATCGGTTGGGTAGAAATTACAACTGAAAACGGAGCAAATGGATACCTATGGTATTTGAAGTCTGAGCACGAAACAAGATTACGTTTTGACGATTATCTTGAGACTGCAATGATTGAAGCAGTACCGGCAGCAGCAGCAGGTGGTGTAGCTACACAAGCAGTAGTAGGTGCAGAGGACGTTGGTAACAAAGGTTCTGAAGGTATCTTCTATGTTGTTGAAGAAAGAGGAAACGTTTATGGAGGTGGTAACCCAACTCTATTATCGGAATGGGATACAGTTATCTCAAGACTTGACAAGCAAGGTGCGATTGAAGAAAATGTAATCTTTGTAGATAGAGATTTCTCTTTCGACATTGACGATATGTTATCTAAGCAATCTGCTAATGCAGCAGGTGGTGTTTCTTACGGTCTTTTTGACAATGAGAAAGAGATGGCTTTGAACTTAGGTTTCACAGGATTCCGTAGAGGTTATGACTTCTACAAGTCTGATTGGAAATATTTGAATGACCCAACAATGCGTGGTGGTTTACCAACAGGTGCAGGGTCAGGTAGAGTTAATGGACTTTTAGTTCCTGCAGGTTCTACTTCAGTATATGACCAAATCTTAGGTAAAAATGCTAAGAGACCATTCTTGCACGTTCGTTACCGTGCTTCTGAAACAGAAGACAGACGTTACAAGACTTGGATTACAGGTTCAGCAGGTGGAGCAGAAACTTCAAGCTTAGATGCTATGGAGGTTCATTTCTTATCTGAAAGAGCAGTATGTACTTTAGGTGCAAACAACTTCTTCTTATTCAACGAGTAAGATGAATTAATATTGGGAGGGTGTCTTTGAAGACACTCTCCCTTTTTTTTAAACTTTAATTAAATTATAAATAAAATGGCAACACAACAAAAAGTTCAGTTTGTAGCGAAGACTTACAAATTGACAAAAGACAAAGCACCGTTATCTTTTATGCTACCGGTAAGACACACAAAAAGATTTTCACTATTACATTTTGACGAAGAAACAGGGCAGAATAGAGAATTGCGATATGCAAAAAATCAAAGGTCTATCTTCACTGACGAGCAAGATGAAAATGCGTTATTAGAACCAATCATTTTTGAAGATGGGTTTTTATACGTTCCGAAAGAAAATCAAATGTTACAAAAATTTCTACACTACCATCCTTTATATGGTAAGAAGTTTGTTGAATTAGATAAAGCAAAAGATGCTGCAGAGCAAGTTGAAGAACTAATGATTGAGGCAGATGCATTAGCTGAAGCTAAAAAACTTACACTTGAACAACTTGAAAATGTTTGTAGAGTTTTGTTTGGAACTGACACGACAAGAATGTCAACATCAGAATTAAAAAGAGATGTATTAGTATTCGCAAGAAATTATCCTTCAGACTTTTTGCAGGTAATTAGTGACCCGGATTTAAAATTTATGGGTACAGTTCAAAGATTTTTTGACCAAGGAATATTAAAAACAAGAAAGAGTGATAAAGAGGTGTGGTATAGTACACCTAATAATAAAACAAAAATGCTAAATGTACCATTCGGCTCAGAGCCAATGGATATTGTTGGGTCGTATCTGAGAAGTGACGATGGTTTAGAAATTCTAAAATACTTAGAAAGTTTATTAGATTAATAGCAGTAACATAGGTATTTTACGAGAGGGGTCAGTTTTCTGACTCCTCTTTTTTTTTCATTATCTTTGTACAAAAGAATTACAGATGATAAATTCAGTTAGGCAAACAGTAATGTCCGTATTGAATAAAAATAATTATGGGTATATATCCCCATCAGATTTTAACCTATTTGCTAAACAAGCACAGTTAGACTTATTTGAAGATTATTTTTACTCTTACAACTACCAAATAAACAAGGAAAACGCTCGTACATCAGGTACAGGTTATGCCGATATTACAAAAGGAATAGAAGAGGTGATTGATACATTTTCAATCACAAGACCTGTTGTTATATCAAGCGGCAATGAGTACTCTTTACCATCACTACTTACAACTAATGATGATTACTATCTTTTAAATAAATTATTAATAAATAACGAAGTAATAATTAGCGGAACCACTACTGCAACAGTTGGTGGACAGAGCAAAATTATTGATACAAGTGGTGTTGACTTTAATGCGTTAGGTGTTCAGGTTGGAGATTTAGTAGGTGTAGAAATAGGTGGAGTAGCGTATAATTTAACTATTACTTTAGTTGGTGTTACAGGTACAGAACTTACTGTAACCCCAAATATTGTAAATACATTTCCTTTACCCTATACTGTTTACAAACAAGATAACGTCAAGGAAGCTGAAAAAGTTACACATAGTAAAATAACTATGTTAAACAATTCTTTGCTTACGAAACCAAACTTATCTTATCCTGCATATACTCAAGAAGGGTTAGTTGCTCAAGCGTATCCAAAAACGATAAATAATGAAGGACAATTAATCTGTCAATATATAAGGTTTCCTTTTACTCCTAAATGGACTTTTGTTCAATTAACAAATGGTGAACCTGCATTTGATGCATCTCAACCGGATTATCAGGATTTCGAATTACCAAACGATGACGAAGTAAACTTGGTTAACAAGATACTTCAATACGCAGGTATGTCAATAAGGGAGATAGCGGTTGCACAATTTGCAGGAGCAGAGGAACAAGCCAATAACCAAGAAGAGAAATAATTATGAGTTATATAACACAGTATCAGTATTACGAAAATGGCGGTGCAACACCTGAAGAAGCTAATTGGGGTTCTTATCAATATGTTTCACTTGAAGATATAGTCAATAATTTTATGTTGATGTATCAAGGAAACCATAGTCTTGTAAATAACGAAGAAAGATTTAAAATTTTATTTCACGCAAAAAGAGCAATACAAGAATTAAACTATGATGCATTTAAAGAAATTAAAATATTAGAACTAACCGTTTGTTCTACACTAAGATATGTACTTCCTTCTGATTATGTAAATTGGGTTAGAATCTCTTTGTATAGAGATGGTTTATTAATGCCTCTTACAGAAAACATTCAGACAAATTGGTCTTCAGCATATTTGCAAGATAATAATTGTAGGATTTTATTTGACTTAGACGGTAATGCGTTATCGCCTCAAGACTCAACTATAGATTTTGACAGGATTACAGGACAAAAACAAAGTATTTATTTGAATCAAAATTCAAGATACTATGGACAATCAGGTTATCAAGTAGACGGTGCTTGGTATTTTGAATATGGCATTGGTGCTCGTTATGGGTTAAATACTGAAACCGCAAATGCTAATCCCACTTTTAAGATAAACCCTAAAGGAGGTGTTATAAATTTCAGTTCAGGAATGGCAAATGAACTCTGTATTTTAGAATATGTTTCTGATGGTATGGAAAATGGAAACGACTCATCTGTTACTGTAAACAAAATGTTTGAAGAATTTATTTATGCTTATATCGAATATGCAATATTAAGTTCTAAAGTAAACACACAAGAATATATTGTTGCAAGATTAAGAAAGAAAAAAGCTGCTCTTTTGAGAAACGCAAAAATCAGAATAAGTAACATACATCCCGGAAGACTCTTACAGAATATGAGGGGTAGAGATAAATGGTTGAAGTAATATGGCAAATCTAACAAGAAACTTTACTCAGGGTAAAATGAACAAAATGGTTGATGAACGACTCATTCCAAATGGGGAGTACATTGATGCTATGAATGTTCGTATGGGTTCAACTGAGGGGTCTGAGATTGGAGTTATAGAAAACTCTAAAGGAAACCTTGTACTGACTAATATTCAGGTGGACGGCATAGCTTTATCAAGTCAAGCTAAGTGTATTGGAGCATTTGAAGACGGAGCGTTAGAGACTCTGTATTGGATGATTCACGACCCTGCCTTTACCGACAGTAATACAGGTAAGTTAGATTTAATTGTTTCTTGGAATTCCAATAACGGAATAGTAATTTATCACGTTGTAAGTAAGGATGATGGTGGTGGTGTAAATACCACATTAAATTTCAATGACACATATTTATTCACAGGAATAGGCAAGGTTCAGAACCTATTATTTTTTACAGACAACTACAATCCTCCAAGAAAAATAAATGTAACAAAGAATTATGCAGACCCTGATAGTTCAGGTGTAGATGGATTTCCGTATAACGATATTTTAGTTATAAAGCAACCTCCTCTTTCGGCTCCAAGCATACAGTTAATACAAACAGGTAGTCAAGAAAACTTTTTAGACGAAAGGTTTATTTGTTTTGGATATAGATATAAGTATGATGATGACGAATATTCGGCAACATCTCAATATACTGACCCTGCTTTTTCTCCCGATTCGTTTTTATTTTCAGGTGAAAGTTTTTTGAATGAAGGTGTTACAAATTTGTTTAACACTGCTTTAATTACTTTTAATACAGGTGGTCCTTTAGTTAGAGGTATTGATTTACTTTTTAAAGATGCCAATAGTCCTGTTGTAAAAATTATAGAAAAACTTGACAAAAATAAACAAGGATATTCAAACAATCAAGATGTAACATATTCTTTTACAAATAGCAAAATATTCACAATACTTCCTGAAGCCGAGATTTTAAGGTTATATGATAACGTACCACTACTCGCACAGGCTTCTACGCTTATGGGGAATAGGCTTATGTACGGTAACTATGTAGAAGGGTATGATTTAATCACTTCAGACTCAAACCCTGTTAGACTCGACTTTACGACCACAACAGTTTCTGAATCATTTGACGATAATGAAGTAGACGGAACAGGTGTTAACACAAACTACAGTATTCAGGGGTCTCAAACAATCGTAGATTCAGGTATTGAATTTGATTTGTCAGGTGTAGATTTTGTTACAGGTGCTACAATAACTATTATAGTAGATTTTGAACACTCATCATTTTCAAGTGATGGAACTGCTCCAACAGAAACCAATGAGTTGCAATCATTCCAATATACTTTTGCCTTACAACAAAATTATAGCAGTGTTTATGAATGGGCAAATAGCACCGTTACGACAGGTCAGTTAGGGACTTCATTGCCGGGTGGAAACATTCAGCCAATGGCTACTCGTGCAAATGGTAGCACGATGACTGATACATTTAACAGGTTATGGAAACCTGATTTAGACGGAACGGAACTTATATACCAAAGTGGTATATCTGCAGTACAACAAGCAATTGAGTTAACTTCAAGTACGGCTACCGATATAGTTACTTTTAAATTTCCGGCAGTACAGTACGCATCTCCGGATGTAACTGCACCAACAAAAATATCAACTGAGTATTTTAAAGCAACTTCTATAGAACTTAATTATAATAAATTAGGTAATGGGCAAAGCTTACACAGTAATAGAGGGTATGAGATTGGTATAGTTTATATGGATGAATTCAATAGAGCAACACCTGCTTTAGTAAGTCAATATAATACTGCTCATTTTTCTTGTGGCGATTCAGATACTGCTAATAGTATTCAGGTAAATATTCCTGTTTCTCAAATTGCACCTGCTTGGGCAAAAAACTACAAATTTGTAATAAAGCCTGACAAGGAAACTTACGAAACTATTTACTCAAACATATACTTTACAGACCCCGAAACCAATAATACTTACTTTGCTTTAGAAGGAGAGAATTCTCAAAAAATTACTGATGGGCAAAGGTTAATTGTAAAAGCTGATTCTGACGGACCAACAAGCGGTTGCGTGTTTGCAACAGTGTTAGGGAAATCTGCAGAACAAGAAAATTTTATTGATATTCCATCTGAAGATGACCCTGAAGAAAACTTACCTATTCCGGGAGGAACATATATGAAGATAAAAGCTAATTCATTTTCTGTAGAGCAGAGTGAAAATGCAATTATTGATTATGGTCAAAGGTCATCAACGGCAAACCGTGCAGGTGATTATCCTTTAAACAGATATCCTGTTTGTCTTGCCGGAGCAGACCCATTAATAGCAGGGTCATCATTTACTGATTATACCATCCCTTCCGGTTCAAGAATAAAATTCGAAATATCTGTAGAAAGAAGAGGTTCAGGTAATAAATGTGAAGGTAGAAGATGGAATTTAGACAAAACTGTTAGAGCATCTCAAGACTACGACAATTTTTATGATTGGTTTGTAGGAGATAACGTTGATGATGTTTTGGCACTTGGTATTAGTAGTATAGGTAACCCGGGTTCCGGTTGCGACTTTGACACTTCATATGAAGGGTTACTTTCTTCAAACACATTGCCACAAGATTTATGTACAGTGTACTTTGGTTTCTACAGAGATGCCGCTACTAATAAATTAGATTTTTTAACAAGAGGAACAAGAGCGTGTGGTAGAAGTAAAAAAAGAAGGTCAAGACTAAAAGTTGAAATCACTGTTTTTAGAGCAGAGAATACTTGTATTTTTGAAAGTGAGCCATTAGATGCTTCTCCTGATATTTGGTATGAAGGTTCTAAAACATTTGGAATTGTAAACACAGACAATATCTGTGACATTACTGTTGTAAATAATGACCTAAATGATGTTGTTGTAGATTATACAGACACAAACTTTTTTTCACAACAGATATTAGTTAAAAATAATATTGGAGGTGCAACTACAGTTGTTTTTGCGGCTCAATGTGGAAGTGCATCAGTTAGTGCTTCAACCCCTCCAATTAACCCTGCTAATGTTACAATAACTTCAGTATCAATTCCTATAGGAACACATCTTGGAGATGTTCAAAGTCAAGTTTTTTCTACACTTCAACCTGCAATTTGTGATTCAGGATTTTTTAATTGTTATGCTTTTGGAAATGGTGTGGAAAGCTATAAGATTAGAGATAGTATTTTAGGTAAAGATTTTACTCTTGGTAATAGAGTTACATCTACTGAGTCTATTGATTATCAAAGGGTTCGAAGATTTTCAGACATAACATATAGTGGGGTTTATAATGACGAGTCTAATATAAACAGGCTTAATGAATTTAACGAAGGCTTATTAAACTTTAAAGCTTTAGAAGAATCTTTTGGTCCTATACAAAAACTTTTCGCAAGAGAAACAGATGTACTTACATTACAAGAAGATAAAATATCTTATGTGTTGTCAGGTAAAAACTTATTGTCGGATGCAGGAGCAGGTAACTTATTGCAATCAGTTCCTGAAGTGTTAGGAACTCAAGTTGCAAGAATAGAAGAGTTTGGCATTAGCCATAACCCCGAAAGCTTTGCACAATGGGGACCTGATAAATATTTTTCAGATGCTAAAAGAGGTGCGGTTCTAAAACTAAGTGGAACAAATTATTCAAACGATTCTCTTGAAACTGTTTCGGGGTATGGGATGAGAACTTGGTTTAGAGATTTATTTAACACTCAGTTTGAGACTCAGAAATTAGGAGGGTTTGACCCTTATATGAATGAGTATGTAATAAACTCTAATCAAGAATTAGTTCCTGCAGAAAAAGTATGTATTGCTTGTGGAATATCACAACAAATAGACATCACTCCATCAAAACCATTTGATTCTTGTTTTGAAATGGGTGAGGTTGTAGGACCTGTAGTAATCTCTTGGGTTGTAGGAGTTATAAGAGGTTCATTTGATGTTATAATAGAATATGATGGGCAGACACAAACTTTAGCAGGTCAAAGCACAAGCGGAAGCATTCAGGTTAATAAGAATAAAATAGGTGTAACAACTATAAATGTTAGAATTGTTCCAACAGGTGCAGTCTCGTTAACATTGACAGTTCCTTGTCCTGACTCAGAAACCATTACTGTTATTGAAGTTGTTGTTACAAGTGCAAACGAAGCAGGGTTAGACGTTCATACACAATTTAGATATGTAGACGGAACTTATGTTTCGCCTTTAACATCTACACTTGTTCAGTTTGATTCAGGTTCAGGAAGTCCTATTGTTAGTTACTATAATTCAGTTACAGGCGAACAGGGTCAAGGTGCTATTCCTACAACAGGTTCTCTTGTGAACTTAACGTGGAATAAGTTTCAAAACGACACTGCAGTTTGGTTAGAAGGAGTTAACAAATTTAGATACGCAAGAAGTGCAGATAACTTTGCAAATACACCAAATTCAATATCTGCTTTACTAACAACATCAACAGAATTAACAACACTATTAAACGGTCAACCTAATATATACTCAGCTAACTTTGTAATGCCATCAGGTAATGCAGAAGATTATGTTTATTTGATATGGGACTTAAGAAAACCTGTTCAAATAGACTTGTGTGTTGGAGCAGATGCGGTAAGTGCTTGTTGTGGTTGTGAAGGAATATAAAGAAAAGGATAAAATAAAAAAAATATGGCATTAGTATATATAGATGGAACAACACTAAGTAACTCAACTGCGGTTTACACAGATGCGACATTAAGCACTTGTGCTTCTGCAGGGTTTTACTCAGACGGAAGCATCGTAAGAGAGCAAATATTTGTTGGTAGTAACTGTCAACTTTTAGCAGTTCAAAGTTGCCCAAGTTGTGCGACACCTTGTGGGTCAACCATAAATGCAGGTGGTGGAGAAGGTATCTATAGATTGTCAATTGATTTAGGAGGAACTTCCACAGATACAGGAGCAGTAGTTGTAAGGTTTGACCCTCAATCAGTACCCGATGGGATAAAGGTTACATACGATAGTACTGTATATAATAAGCTTAGTTCTCCTCAGTTTGGTTTATTACAAGCTAACAACGCAGGTACACCTGTTCTTAATGTTCCAACTTTTATTGGAAACATTGGGTCTCAAGGACAGTGTCAAGCAGGGTCTCTTGAGGGCACTTACGTTTTGGATGTGAAAAATTTTAATGGGTCAAGTTTTGTTGATTCAGGAACTACTGAAACAATAACTATTGTTGCAAATCAAAACGAGTTAACCGCAGGTCGTCCGGGAAATGCAGTAATGGTTATACCAAAACCATCTCAATCACCAACAGTTATGGATATTGAGGCTATAGGACCTTGTAATCAAACCGCTTGGTCTATAAGCATTGATTGTCCTGTTAAGATACCACGATTACTTGCAGGTTATGATTCAAGTTATGATACAATTTGCCAAGTAGAACTTGACCAATACGTTTATAATGTTCCTGTAAATAGTTCGTCTTCTCAAAACAATATTAATATTCACGATTTTATTTTTGCAGATGAAAATGGTGCAACACCTGCCGTTAATGGTTGGTATTTACATCCTACAGGATATGTTTATGAAGTATTATCCGGTATTGTTATTTCAAGAATAAATGACATTTGTGATGTTATTACTGTAACTGATTGTAAAGGTGGTGGTAATTGGACGTTTAATGACAGGTTCGGTACGAATATGGTTGGAGAAGTTATTCAATACAAAAGGATAAATGCAGTAACACAAGAAGTTCCTGAAGTAACATATTGCGGTACTATTACAAACATAGTTAAAGGAACTCCAACAAACGCACAACAAGCAGGGTTTATTAATAGAGCCTGTGATGATACAACCCATTGTCCATAAAAAATAAAATATGAGTAATCAAGTAGATGAAACAACAAAGTATACGTTAAGTTATGACAATGGCATAAAAGGGTTCCCATCTTTTTACTCCTACTTTCCTGATTGGATGATTGGTATGAACAATTACTTCTACACTTTTAAAGGAGGTAATCTTTACCGCCATAACACTAACCCTGTTAGGAATAGATATTATGGTATTAATTATAGTAGCACAATGCAATCTGTATTTAACGACATTCCATTAGAGAATAAACTGTTTAAGACAATAAATTTAGAAGGAGACGATAGTTGGGGAACTACATTAGTTAGCGACCAACAAGATGATGGGTTTATCTTAGCACCTTGGTATGCTAAAAAAGAAGGTGCTTATTTTGCTTTTGTAAGAAACGATGGAACTACCCCTGCTCAACTGAGCGAGTATGCCTTACGTTCTTTAAATGGTATAGGAACAAGTGCTAACATTGTAGTTACAGGAACAACAACAACCGTTTCTTTTCCTGTTACAATGCCAATAGGTAATATCATATCCGTAGGAACAACTACCAACAACGATGGAGATATGCTTTATTTTGGTAACCCTAACCCACTTTTATTAGGCAGGGTTATTCAGGTGAACCAAGACTTCCCTGCAGGTATAAATAACATAGTAGTAGATAACACAATTGGTTCTCCGGCACCAACAACTACTGAGTATATTTTGTACATTAAGAATTCAATTGTAGAGTCTCACGGAATACTTGGTAAGTACGGTGTGTTTACGTTGACAAATAGCAATACGGAAAAAGTAGAATTGTTTTCGGTTGAGACTGAAGTAATGAAATCATTCCCTTAAATTTCTTATCTTTGTTGATAAATGATATTTGATATAAGACCACTTGAAGTAGGCGATTACGAAACCATTCTTATGGAATGGTGGAAAGATTGGGGTTGGACACCTCCTCCAAAAGACTTCCTTCCTCAAGAAGGAACAGGAGGGATGATGGTGTTGGACCCTGACGGTACACCTATTTGTGCAGGTTTTATTTATATAACTAACTCAAAAGTTTGTCTTATAGAATTTATAGTATCAAATAAAAAATATAGAAAAAAACCACATAGAAAAAATGCTATGGGTTTATTGATTGAAACATTAACAAATTTCAGTAAAAGAAATGGAGCCAAATACTGTTACTCACTACTAAAACATAAATCTTTAATGAGCACTTTTGAGTATTTAGGGTATGTTAAAGGAGATTCTAACACTTACGAAATGATTAAAAAAATATAATATGGCAGCAGTAACGGCAATAGCAGCAGTTGGTTTAGCAGTCTCTATAGGGACAACGGCTAATTCTTTTGCACAAGCGAGTAAACAAAAAAAAGCAGCACAACAAGCTGAGATAGATGCTGATAAAGCAATGGCAGATGCAAGAGGAAGACTTGACGTAAATTTTGCAGAGCAAATGAGCGTAAAGAAAGAAGCGTATGACAATGAAAGAGAAGCACTATTAGTTCAAGGAGCAATGGCTACAAATGCAGGTGTTGAAAGTGAAAGAGGTTCAGCAGCAACTGCAGGTAGAGTTCAGGCAGCACAACAAGCAGGACAAGCACAGGTGAGAGGTGCTATGTCAGATGAGATGACTAACATCGAGAATGCAATTATAGAAGAAGATTCAAGGCTTAGAGACTTAAATGTTTCTTTAGACTTAGAAGAGGTTGCAGGAAACCAACAAAAAGCAGCAGATGCTCAAAGGGCAGCAGAACAATACAAGCAACAAGGTATTGAAGGAGCAATTAACGTTGCAGGTCAAGCGGCTTCTTTTGTTCCTCTGTATAGTCAAAATCGTTCTGCACAAAAAGCAGCAGCCGGTGGAGTTCAGTTTAACGCAGAACAGTCAGCAGCATTTAATGCAGCAGGTACATCTACGTTTGACCCTGCTAAGATTAACCAAATGAGTAACAAACAGTATGGTCAATACAAGAGAAGTTTGTCAGATACGCAAAAAAATATGTTAACTATGAATGACCAATACATACAGGGATATCAAAATCCATTTGCAACTTATCTTGGTAATCCGGCAGGAACACAATAAAAAATAAAGAATGGCTACAGCATATAAATACGTTGAAAGACGAGCAGAAGACAATATAAATTGGGCAGAGGTTGGACAGAATTTCAACAATATGCTCACGGAAGAGATGCGTGTCCGTGAGGAAAAAAAGTCGGCAATTGACCAAGCTTCTCGAGAGTACCAAAAAGTACTTAACAACGTACCTCAAGGTGAGAACTCAGACTTAAACGGATTTGCTTTAGATTTTAGCGATAAGCTACAGAAGCAAATGCTTATGCAAGAAACTCTTTTAAAGTCAGGACAATTAAGTCCTAAGCAATATACTATGATGAGACAGAATTTAACCGATGGTACAGACCAAGGTTTTAGTTTGTTGCAAGATTATAATAATGAGTACTCGGCTAAGATGGAATTACTTGGTGACGATGTAGCTTATTCAGACCAATTGTCACAACTTGATTTGGACATTATGGCAAACGTAGAAGGATTTTCAAATTTTAATAATTCAGAATTGGTTATTAATCCTGAGACAGGATTGGTTTCTATGGGTATGATGATGGTAAATCCTGACGACCCTTCCGGTCCTAAGATACTTGACCCAAACAGAAACAACTTGGTGTCAGTTCAAAACTTGAAAAACAGAATTAAAACTAAAATTACTAAGTTTGATGTTGTAGGTGCAGCAGAAGAATGGACAAGTACTTTAGGAGAAGACATTAAGCAGACTGTTAAATCTATGGGTACAACTTATAGTGCCGGGACTCTTTTGAAGATTGAAGATATAAGAGCAAGAGAAGGTGGTTACGCAGATATGAGTGATGAAAAATTAGCAGAGGTAGCTGCGGAAATGGGTGTTAAGCCAAGTGATTTAAAAGCTTTAAGCCTTTGGGAAGAAGCTGCTAACACTTGGGCAGACGGTCAGTTAGGAAATGGAAACTATAATGGTGCATCTATTTTGATTGACTTTAATAAATCGACACCTGACGGAGAACAGTATACAAGTACATTCAATGAGGCAGATACATTAGATGCTAACGGCAATAGGAAACAAAATGTTATCTTAATGAAGTCGGAAAATGGTAGAACAATTACGGAATTAACTGACGAACAAAATGCAGTTGCTCAAAGAAGTTTGCAGACACAAGCGAATATGCAAGTTGACTACAAAGAAACTGTAGATGCAAAAAGAATGAAGTTCGAACCAAGACCAAAAACTCCAACTGAAGATAAAAACAATAAAGCTGACAAAGAAGCACAGAGCGTTGTAGGTAACTTTGCTAAACTTTGGTATGGTAATGATACGGAGGTTCAGGAAGCAGAAGACTTCTTAAGAAGTTTAAATCCTGACATTGTTTCTTTTGACAGAGATGGAGCATCAGTTGTTGTTGAATTCAAAGACGGAACTTCAGAAACGATTCCATTTACAGATGATGCAGGTGCTCGTATAGACCAAGCATCATTTATAAAAGGTAATGTAAATAAAGTTTTAGGTGCAGATAATAAGATTACAGATATAGATGCAACACTTGCTAAATCTAAATACGATAAAAATGCAGTGTTTAATGAAGCATCTGTAGGATTTAGTGCCATAGAAGGTGGCGATACTGAAGAAGCTATTGATGTAGCATTCAAGAGAGAAATTAGAAACATCAAGCCACCTGCAGGAATGATTATAGAAGATGATGACAAACAATCTTTAATAAAAGTTCAACAATGGATGGCAAAAATACCGGGTATATCAGGTAACTTTACTGCAGTTACATATACGGACGGTAAAGACTTTATAGAAATTAAAGATAGTGATGACAATGTTGTTAGTTCAATTCAGTTTGACGATAAACCAACGGCAACACAACTACAAGCATTCTATGATAGTGTTTATGAATTGTCTATGAATAATACATCTGTTGAGGATAAAGCAATTAAAGTTCAAGGCAAGAGACAAACAATCAGTACACCGAAGCGAACAAGTAAAAAACAAAAGGCAAAACTAAACGTAGGGTAATATGAACGATGAAATTTTACAAAATATTTGGGGTCTATTATCCTCAGAGGGTGCAACAACAAGCGATTTTGAAACTTGGAAAGGTAACTTCTCAACAGACCCTGTTGTACAAGAAAACGTACATAAATATTTAAAAGATGGCGGTCATACTGATAGCGATATAGTTACTTGGTCTTCCAATGTTGGATTAACAAGAGCAGACTTAGGTGCAGTAAAAAAAAAAGACCAAGCGGAACAAGAAGGTATGGATGGTTCTTTGGAAGATGGTTCTTCGGACTTGTCAGACATTCCTGAGTTCGACCCTTCCACATTTAACTATGACCCAACGGCTGCCGGTATACCTCAAAATACTCAAGATGAAGGATACAGAAATCCAAGAACAACTATAGGGATGTACCCCGAGCAGGAACAGATTGACCGTGCGTTCAATCAACAAACTGCAGACTATGAATTCACACAAGAACAAATTGAAGCAGATGCACCTGACCTTGAATTAAGAAAACAACAAGAGCAACAGGCAAAGCAAGTTGAAGCGGAGTTAAAACAGGCTCAAATATTAGAGATACAAAGCGACCCAAATTTTGTTGCAGATGTATCTCAAGTTGATAATGTTCTTATAGGAAAAGAGGAGGAAGAAGTTGTTCCTTTTTTAATTGAAAAGTTCAAGAAGTATGGATTTAGGTTTTTAGAATCAGGGATAGGCGATAACGTAACAGTAATTGCACCTGACGGTAAGACTACTGAGACAATTGACTTAGACCCCTTTACTGATTCGGGAGAATCAGAAGGAGCCGATAAGCTACGAAAATTTATAAAAACAAACCTTAGTTCTGCTCCAAGCAAAGCTATAGATTCAGATGTTCAAAAAGCTATAAAAGCTAAAACATTGCGTGAGGTTGGAATGAAAAACGAAGACGGTACTGAATCTACCGTATTAATGACATCTTTTGAAGAAGATGGAAAACACAAAGTTATACCTACCCTTTTCCCCGGTGACCCTAATATGTACACCTCTGACCGAATGTTTTGGATGGAGGGTTTATCTTTTGAAGAAGCATTAGAAGTTGCGAGAGAAAGAGATGAAGTCTTTGAGTTCGACACAAAAGAAGAGGCAGAGGCTTTTGCTGAAGGGAGTTGGAAAAATGTATCTACTGCAGAAGCAGAAGTGGAACAGTTCTATAATGAACGAGGTCTTGATTATAAAACAGAAAGAAAATTATTGTTCGATTATGAAGATGCAAAAGATACCGAAAACTTTTTAGAGACTGCTCCTTTTAGACAGTCAGACTTAAACGCTGAAGACCAAAAAAAATATAATGATTTTTATATAAACGGAAACTTAAGACAAGATTCTTTTGAGATAAAACAACAAGCTACTAAGACAAGAGAAGAGTTAGCAGATGCTTATCTTGAAGATGAGTCAATGAAGGTAAGAGAAGATGCAGATTTGTATCTTGAAAAAAGAAGAAAAGCAACTCTTGGTAAAACCATACAAATAAATCTTGCGGCTAAAGAGAGCGAGGAACTAATCAAACAAAAGAGTCAAAGATATTTTGGTGTTGACCCAAGCGAGTTAAGTTTATACGAACCAAAAAACGAAAGAGAAAAACAGATTGTAAAAGCGATTGAAGTAGAGTATGCTAAACAACAATTAAAATCTCAAATTGCTGCTGATGCTTATGAAGATGCTTCTTTATTTTACGATATGAAGTATGACAAATATGCAGAAAAAGAATTTGCTGAAAACTATGAAGGTTTTAAAGTTTCTTTAGAGGCAGGTAATAATATGGGTAAAGCAGGTGACTTAATCTTAGCCGCTACTATGTACCCCGGGTTTATGGATGGCATAGACTTGAGTGATGCTCAGTCAACCGCAGAGATGGCTGAGAGGATTGTAATGTATATGAATGATGCTCCTGATAAAAGGTCAAGAGTTTTAAATAGATGGGAGAAAGCATCTA